GAGTAAGTACATCTAAATCAGGAGCTAAGTTCCAAGTATGAAGGTTAGTAGAAGCCCATTGTTGTTTAAAACCAGCACCAGAAGTTGCAGTAAATCCATTAGTATCAATGTTGGTAATAGTACCATCACTTCTAACATTAGAATGTCCATGCATAATATTAGATGCAGTAGCAAATCTTACTTTACGTAATAGTTCATATTCAACATTGGTAATCCACAATTCTTGTGTTTTAGTTTTACTTTTTGGGTCTCTGATAAAGAAAGACAAAGGTTTTACTTTAAACATTCTACCAGAAACAGTATGTTCAGCACGAATTTGGCCTAATCTGGCTTCCATCATTGCATGAGACTTAAATCTAACATCAGTACCTTTATAAGATAAAGTATCAGGTTGCAAGTTACCATCATCTGACCATCTTGTACCAGAAGATAATTCTGCAATAGGAACAAATAATTCAGTATTAGAAGTAATCAATTGTACTTTATACAAGAATCTGTCACCACCAACATTACGTGGTTCTTCAACTACCCACAAACGATATAAGTCAGGTTTCATACCTACTAATACATCACTGTAAAAGAAAGGTTTATTAGAGAACAACATATAGAAATGTGTTCCATTAGCACCAGGTTTTAAACCTGCGGTTGTTCCAACAACATTTGCCATAGCAGCATCTTCAAAAGCACCTAACAATTCAAAATTCTCATCAAATGCATTTTCCAAATACCATCTATGAATGTCTTTATCTTGAGGAATACGATGTACACCATGTTTCATTACCATAGAAACAAAATCTTCACCTAAATTTACATCTGCAATCTGAATCATCTTTTCATTAATTGCCACATCATCATAATCAAAAGCAGCCCTTAGATGATTTTTCTCTGTAAATCCAGACCACTGTTTTCCTTCAAATAATTGATTTTCAAAAACTTTAGCCATTTATAAAATATATTAAAATTTATTTACGTTTTAAACTTGCAAAAGCAGCTTCTTTTAAAGAAGAATCTACTTTATTGTTACCATTTTTTAACAGTCTTTCAAAGCTATTGGTAACTTCTTTAGCTTTAACTGTTTTACTAATCTGTTCAAAATTACCCTCCAATATTCCATATTTATCTAAGAAAGATAATATTGCACCATATTTAGTTAGGTCGTTATTAATTTTAGAAAAGGTAGGCATAATATTCTCATATACATCTTTCTTAAAACTTGGATTAATTTTTCTACCAGGAATAAACTCATTAGTTTTTTCTATTGTTTCTTTCCAAGTTTTATCTCTTTCAATAACAGCTTTTCTTTCTGCTTCTTGTCTATGTTCAATTTGTTTTTGAACATTTTGAGATTTTTCCTTTTTTAATTCTTGTAATTCTTTATAATATTCTAAAGCATCATCTTCTTTATTTAAAGAAGAATCAATGAATTTTTTAATCTTTTTATTATCAAATCCTTTTTCTTTAAAATATTCTGTAAAAATAGAATCTTGTATTTCTTCATTATCTACAATATCTGCTTCTGAATATTCTGGAACCAAGTAATCCTTAATTTGGTCAGCTTTAATAATTCCTTCATTAACTAAATTTTGTAGTAAATTCTGTTTATACTCTTGTTGCCATCCCATTACAGAATGATTCATTTGTGCTGAAATAGCTTCTGATAAAGAATCAAAATCTGTAATATTTTCTAATACTTCGTCAGGTAAGTCTGGAATTACCCCACTATTTTTTAATTCAGTAGCAAAAGTTGTAAAAACATTAGAATCTAACGGTGTATTATTATCACCATTTATTTCTGCTTCATCTTCTTCTTCTTCATGTTCTGCAAGATGTTGTTGTAATATTTCATCTTCAACTTCTAATTCTAAAGCTTCTCCCTTTGGAGTTCTTATAGATGAATTTTCAGTATGAACATTACTTTCATCATCTGTATCTGTCTGTTCTGCTCTAATAGTTGGTAACCCTGTATCATCTAAATCAACATCAATTAATGCAGCATCATTGTCTTCAAATATAATTCCTTGTCCAGTCATAATTGTACAATTTTAATGTAATTAGTTAAATTTTTAATAGTTTTAAATATTTCTTTTTATAGACATTTATTACTTAATAGTTTTCTTTTGTTTAGCTATTTCTTTTTGTGCTTCTATCTTTTTTAATTCAAGCTTTTCTTTTAAAGCTAATTCTTTTTCTTTCATTTGCATTTCCATTTTCTTCATATCTATTTCTACCTTATCTTCTATTTGATTAGAATTAGTATCATTACTATGTTTCATTTGTTCTGCTTGTAATCTCATTAACTCAAACTGCATCTTATAATCATTTTCAAGCTTCATTTGTTCTAACTTCATTTGATGTTGCATTTGTAACATTTGTACCTGCAATTCCATTTGTTGTTGTTGTGCTTGAATATTAGCTTGTTGAGCTTCTTGTTGTTGTTTTAATCTTTTATCTTCTGCCATTTCTAACTGCATTAACATTTCAGAAGGTGTAGAAGACATTTTCATTCTAGCTATATCAGTTAAGGTAGCAGTACCATTTTGCATAGCAGCATGACTTAATTGTGATAAAGTATTATACAATTCATACATCTTACTACTATTAGTAATCTTTATACCAAACTCTGCTTCACTTAATTTTGGCCCATCAATATCTAAAATAAAGTTAGACAAATCATCCAATAAAAACTGTCTCTTTATTTTTTCATCTTTGTAAATAACTTTAGCATACTCAATTAGTATTTCATAAATCTGAGATTTTAATAAATCGTGAACAAAATAATCAAATTCTGTTTGGTGACTAGATTGAACAACAGCTTGTTGAGAAACACCTAATCCTTCAGCCCCACTCATATCACCTTGTCTAGGCTCTGGTACAGCAGAAATCTTATTTACTCTTTCTTCAATATAATTCAACATTTGAATAGCTTGATTTATTTCTTGTGCTAATGATAAATCAATTACTCTATTATTCTGTTGCATATTACCAGCCAATTGTCCTTTAGCTAATCCTTGTTTACCTTCTTCAAAAGGATTTTCAAATACTAACTTAAACTTCTTTAACCAATAAAACCATTCTTCAGTACTCATAGAAGAAGGAATCCTACTTACATCAATTATACCAGCTTTACCAATATTTTGTGCCCATAACTCTGTAAGTTTATTCATCCACATATTAAACATCCTTTGATAAGGCTTTAGTCTGTCTAATCTTGAAGTAGCTTTATTTTTACCATAAGTATTGATAAAACCTATATAAGTAGACCTAACATAAAAAGGATTAATAATACTTCTCATTTGTACAGGGTGTGGTTCTACTCTAATTAAAGTATCTCTACCAATTAAAGTTGCCCACCATACTTCTTGTACCCAAAACCATTGAATAGTTTCACCTAATTCTTTATTAGCAACATATCCTTCAGAAACCCATTCTGTTAATTCACTACCATCAACATCTAAGTAAGTTAATTTACCTAACTTACGTAAAGTTTTAAACTCTAATCTGGCTACTCTAATATTACCATTAGTATCTACATAATCATTATGTACATCACTATTTTCAATCAAAATAAACTCTCTATCATCTGTTAAAGTAACTGATTCTGAAACATTATTAAAATTACCTGTAAACGGTGCTGCTTGGTATGGTATAAGAATATCTCTTGTATAATCCTTTAAATTAATAATCTCATCTACTTGTTTTTCACTCAAATATTCACCAAACTCTTCGATAATATTGTAAGGGTTCATATACTCAAACTCTAACCAAGCTTGTGCATCTTGTATCCAGTTACTACCAACTAAATTAAAAACATAGAAATTAGAACTGTCTACAACACTAAAATAAATCTCTTTACCCCTATGCCCAGTTCTATAAATACTTTCTCCAATAATCTCAAGATTTTTAAAAGCATTATTAAACTTAAATTTAGCAGCTAATTTAGTATCCATACTTAAAGCCTTAATAATACCATTAGCCATCTTTTCATGGGCTGTTTGTACATCATTTTTAAGTAATTTATCTAAAGTAGCTAATTCTTGTTTTAAAGCTTCTTCATCTACTTTCTGACCTTGTTTTGCTAACTCTGCTAACTCACCAAACTTTTGCTTAATTATCTCTCTAAACTCTTTATCCTTTTCATTAACTACATCAGGATTAACTGCAAAAGCTCTTACTTCAAAATCTCTTTTTAATTCTTCACCAATTAAAGTATCAAACGGTTGATGTAAAATATCATAAAATTGAAAAGCTTGTTGTTCTTCTTCTGAAATATTATTATCATCAACACCTAATGGGTCTAAAGAAGCTTTGATATCTTTTTCACTTAAATAAGCATTATAAAAATTCCAATTCTCTATAATCTCTCTTGGTGTTTTCCTTTTACCCCTATGTTTGCTAGCATTATATACATAATAATAGACAGTATCTTCCTGCCATTTTTTTGTCATTTTTGTAGCAAGACTGCACTTCTGGTTAGGAAGTGTAGTAAACATTAATCCTTCTTTTGTATAATTAACTTGCATTATTTAAATCTTTTTAACTTTTTGATTTTTATAAAAATTGAACTATCAAAGAAACTTTTTACATTTTTACTAATATTATCTGTAATATATTCTCTATCAAATAATATAAACATCAAAGCACCTAAACTACTTATACGGTCAAAATTACCTTTAGGATGCCATGCTATCATTTCCTGTAATAAGCCTTTAGAAGGAATTAAAAACATTCTAGGAATTATTTCAAACTCGCCATTATCATGCTGCCCAACTGTTACTTCTTCTGTAGACCATTTATTAATTAATTCTCTACCATAACTATTAATTTGTTGTGTTGCATGGAAACCTTTTATCCTATTATTATTTTTATATCCCCACTTATCTTTTAATGAAGCTGGTTCATCTGCAAGCAAATATAATTTATTTTTAGTTCTTAAATAAGAAAACAAACCTTTTAAATTATTTTCATATAGTAATTGGGCATCAAAGTATTCTATACCTCTCCATAACTGTTCAAAGTATATTTCAGCAGTTTTAGGCCTGCCTACATACTCTGCAACTATATTTCTTGTTATACTATCTATAACATAAGCAGCAGCTAAAGAATGACTATTATTAGAACCTGTTTCGTCATAACCAAAATCAATGGGGTCTAAGGATGCTAAAAATCTACCACCAAGAGTTCTATCTACTTGAGCATTATTATAAATAACCCAACATCCATCAGTTTGGTCAGTTTTAGTTGGCCATTCTAATAAAGGTTTTAACATAGGATTAGGATTCCATACTATACTATTATCTTTAGTAATAGAAAAAGTACCTGGTTCTACATACATTTTATTACTGGTTACCAATTCACCCAAAGCTTCTTGTGCCATTAATGTATCAAATGGAGAATGTTCACTAATTAAAAATGCGTCTGTAAGATATAAAGGCTGTTGAGTAATTAACTTCTGATAACTTCTTTGTGAACCTGTTTTAGCCACCTTTCTTTTAGCTTCTAAAATAGGTTTAGCTACCCATCTATGAGAATTACCTTGTTTATCAACACCTAATACTAAATCATCATAATTTATTTCTACAAACTTTTTAAATTCTTTATCATCAGTTAGTTTTAAAAAATCACTTTTTAAAGTTTTACTTGGTGCATACCATAAATCATCTATAAACCAAGCTACTTTTTCTGGTCTGTAACTTTCTTCATAAATATTATCATACTCTTTAAAATTATATGCTGCTGGTCTGTAAATCATCTCTCTTAAAGATAATGAACCACCACCTTCCATATCACCTGACGACCCCCAAACTACACAATTACCAGTAAAATTCTCACCATCCCTTATTAAAGGTTCAATAGAAACAGAATAAGTTTCAAGTAAATTATCAAATACACCAGCTTCTTCAACACCAATTTTAGAAGCACTCGCTCCAACAGCTTTAAAAGGGGAATCTTTAAATGATACAGCTTGAAATTCAGATTTAAAACCTTTTTCTATTTCTCTACCATCTTCATTAACAAGTTTAAATGAAGCTCTAAAATGGTCTCTTTTATTTAAAACTTGTCTTTGTTTACCAAATTCTGTAAATTCATTAGTGAAGTTTAAAGTGTTTAATATACCAGATAAAGTAGTTTCATAAGCATTCTTTTGGTAGGCAAATAAATAACTTCTACTATAAGGTATAAAAGAAAATTCATAAGCATATACTCCATTATCAACCAAATAAGAAAAACCTTTTCTTCTGGATTTTACAGCAGCAAAATTTGTCTTTTTTAAAGATAAATAATCTAATTCAGTTTTATTAGAATACCATTGTAAAAACAATTCTTTATTACCATAAATACCTTCTAAAAAAGCTTCATCTAACTCATTAAAAATATAATATTGATGGTCTAAAAATCTTAAAAAAGTTTCTACTTTAGTAGTACTTACTTCATTACCATTACTATCAGTTGGAATAGCTTGTATTCTACCAAAGTTAATAGAAAAATAATGTCTTCCAGTAATTCTAACCCCATCTATTTCTTTACCATTAAAACAATAATCTTCTTGTTCATCCCAATATTTTTCATATTGCATAGTTCCTTCCATAGCATGTGTATACACACCTTGCTCTTTAAAGAAATTAGCTTCTGATTGAAATACTAAACTATTAGTAAATCTTAAATAAATCTGATTTGTATTCCTAATAGGATTTTCTACAGTAGGATAAAAAAATTCCCATGATTCAGCAACAGAGCTTTTAAACAAATATCTATCAGTATTAGCAATAGGATACCAATACTTAGGGTCTTTAGAACAGTTCTTATTAGCAAGAATCTGTTCTAAAGTATACCCCCCATTAGTGATTATTTGTACTTCTGTATTATTAGTAAAACTCATAGTTTTTTACCTAATAAATTAGATTGATGTACAACTAAATACAATTTCTCTTCCATCATAATAACAGGTTGTGAATTAATACTTCTTAAAAATACCACATCACCTACACTATAATCTTCTACATCATCACCAATAGCTATAATAGTAAAAGATAAGTCTTGTTTCCTTCTTTCTTTTTCAATCATAGCTTCAGTTTTAATAATACCAGATTCAGTTGTTTCACTAATTTCTGGAACAGGAACTACTACTAATTCTTTAGCAGGTTTAAAAGCAAACTTCTTTGTCATATTTATCTATTTTTAGGAATTTCTCTTTTTTTAATTTTAATACCACCCTTATTTCTATTATTATTGTTCATTAACTCTTGTTCTACTGTTTTTCTGGCATCTTCTAAATTCTTAGCTAAAGTACCAACACTACTTAAATTCTTCATAATTCTTGCAACAGCTTCATCTTTTTTATCTTCAGAAAAATCTTCCAATTTAAAGTCATTAAAATATTTAGTAATCTGTCCTAAAGTATTTTCAGCAGCAGTAAATAATTGTAAACTTTTAGTTTTTTGTAAATCTTTATAAAATTCAATAGCAGTAATAATATCTGTATCCTTTGCATTTACAGTAATTTCTAAAGCAGTACAAATTGTTTCATGTAAATCTTTTTCATCATATCTTTTTCTAAACTCTGATTTAAAATCAGCTATAAAATAAACATAAGTCAAAACTTCTAAATAATTCTTGTACTTCTTTTTAATCTCAGCAAAAGGTTTTAATATCAAGTATTCAGGTTTTACTACAATAACACCTTTTTCATTTATATCAAACATCTTTCTTATTTTTAGCCATCTCTAATAACTTATTAATTCGTATTGTTCTAGGTTTAAATACGCCTAATCCTTTAATCCTAACACTTTTAAATCTTTCTGGTTCTACTATAGTATCTCTATCATGTGATATAGCAATAGTATTACTAATAAATTTAAATTGTGCCATAATAATCTCTCTTATTAGTAATTTTGAATAACCAGTTTCTACTGCTATTTCTTCTATAATATTCTCTATTATAGTTAAATTATTATCTGTTACCATCTTTTATAGCAAATTGTAATTTTAAAATAAAAGCATTATTATCAATATTTACAGCATATTGTTCATTGAGAGTATTACCATTAATAAGTCCTACCTTACGTAATTTTGTTAAAGCATTTGCAAAACTATTATAACTTGTTTTAAGTTCTATAATCATATCTTGTTTAGAGTTCTTACTAAACAAATATTTCATTCTTGTATCACTATCTTTAATAGTGCTTCTTAAAGCAACAAGTTTATTTAAAATAGTTGCAAACACTTTAATATCATACTCAGTTATTTCCCACTCTTTTATTTTAGCAATGGTTCTATATATAGTATAATAAGCATTCTTTTTATCAATCTTAATTGGTACTATCATCTGTTATTTCTTTTAAAGTGTTAATACTTAATTTATAAAATAAATTATATTGTCTATCAGTTAGACTATAAATAGTTTCTGTTTCAACTAATACTGACCTAAAAGCTAATTTTGGTAAAACATCATTATTACTTGTAATAGATATTTTATACAAATTACCATATTCATCATAAACTATATCATTGATTTCTCTATTAATAGCTGGAATAAGCTTTTCTGGAATTAATCTGTACAATTTCATATACTATTTAATTTAAAAGATTTGTCTTCTTTAATAGCTGTATTACTCTTAGAAATAGCACCACATTCACATCTATAAATAGTATATTTACTAGCAGTATCTTTTTTAATTCCTATAGGAGTTAAACTAATAGAACCACAATTAGGACATTTATAAGTAGAATAATCTTTATTTACATTTGGATGTCCACTAATCCACGGTCTAAGTGTTAAATATAAATCTTCTAAAGCTATAACATCTTGTTTGTTATAAGTAAACATTTGTCTTAAAGCAGTGGCATCACCTTCAGTAGCTTTAATCCACAACTCTAAACCATCATTATCTAATTTCCTTGTTAAATCTAAAGACTTGTTTAAATAATCTAAACTGTTTTTAGTAAAAGCAAAATTCTTTTTAGCTTCTTTAAGAGTATCTATAATCTTATAAGGGCTTGGTGGAAATAGTCCGTGGATTAAAAATCTTGCATTAACTTTTTTATGGTCAAACTTTTTAGAGTTATGTCCTATAATAATATTAGCTTCATCAAATAATTTCCACAACTCACTGACAACTCTAAAATCATCTTTATTACTTGCTTCATTACTAGTAACACAAGTACCAAATACTTCATTACCATCTAACCATTTAGCAGCCCAACTTAAAACAAACCAATCTTTTTCTATAGCATCACCTTGTATATTAGTATTCCAAATATTAAAAAAATACCCCTTTAAAATACTAGTTTCAATATCAAATAATAGAATCTTGTCTTTATTGCTTATTGTGGTATCTTTAGATAAAAAAGATGATTTAGTTTCTCTAACTAAATCTTCTGATACATTAAACTTATCAGCTAACCATCTAGTACCTTTCTTTTTATATCCAGGTTTAGTAGCTAATATCTCTCTAAAATTAAATTCCACCATCTTTGTTACAATTAGTTTTGTACAAAAATAGTGGAATTAATCTACATTAACAAATATTTTACAACTATTCTACAAAATGTTCATACTTTTCTTTTTTAAAGATACAATAAAGTACACCATCTTTCAAATTAAATTTGCATAGTTCCTTGTCAAGTTTTATAGTAGGAAATACATCAAAGTTAATAGCATCAGAATTAATTCCTATAGGTCTTTTATCATTAAGAAACTTAATTTCTACCATTCCTATACCATGATAAGTAAACACTTTAATGTCTTCTTTACTAATTCCAGCCATAACTACTGATAGTACAATACTATCATCTTCTTCTTTTACAGTATAATTCAATCCTGTATCCATAATTATTTATTGTTTTTTAATTTTTTATCAATCAATATACCATTACACTTTTGTCAGTATTTGCATTCTAATACCTTCAAAAGCTAAATTAGTAAGTGCCATTTCGTCTGTATCTCTTAAAGAATTAATAGTAATATTTCTTACTGCTGTCAGTTTACCATTAATATAATAAACAGCATTATGATTACTAATAAAGAATTGTACACAATCTAACCTATATTTAGTATGCTCTTCAAAATCTTCAAAGTATTTATTCTCCTTTAATCTTTCTATAAATACATCCTTAGTTATTTTATCTGCTACCATACTGAACATTTATTTCATTTAACTGTTTAAAAAAAGATTCTAATCCTATTTGATGTCTAACATATTTATCATACAATACAAGCTTTTCATAGCTTGATGATAATTCTCTTATAAGCTGCTCTGTTTCCTTTTTAATACTAAAAGGAAAAAGGTTAGTAGTTAAATCTTGTTGTAATTTAATACTGGTTTCTTTTACAATTTCTGCACTTTCTTTATACATAATTCTTAACTTTTAGCAAATCCTGTTTTCTTATTGCTTACTGTGGTATCTGTAGAGAAATCATTCTCAAAGTAATCTTCTCTTTTATACAAAGTAATTCCAAAGATTTTAACAACTTTCTTATTATAACCAGTAGCTAAGTTTAAATCTTCATTAGTTTTAAAAATCTGTTTTACATCCGTAATAATTTTAATCATTTTGTGTGTTTTTAGTTAATATTTAATTATTTGTTATAGAGTTAGTTATACTATGTTACTTAAAGTAAAATATAGATTTGTCCAAAAAAAGGACAGATTTGTCCAAAAATTGGACAAGCTACTCTTGAAAATCAATGAGTTACAATAGGTGCTTCTTAATAATCTTACTGAACTAAATAAAAATCGTTTTTTCATTTTATTTTTGTAAAAAATACTTAGCAACCCTAGTACTAATGAATAGATTCTTTAAATCACTTCCTATAAGTGTTCCCTTAAAGGAAATAAAAGGATTAAAAACCCATTCATTTACTTTACCACGTTTGTAATGTTGGTAAGTAAAAGCAGCATAAACACCATGATAAAATAAGTTATCCAAAGCTTTTTTAATACTAGATTTACTTACATTAAAGAAATCTGCTAATTCTCTAATATCTTCAGTACCATCTAAAGGTGCTAAAGAATTAGTATGAAATTCAGTCATATTAGCCATTTTTAAAGCAATCTTTAATTCTATACCAGTTAGATTATCCAATAGATATTCCCAAGACTTCTCATAAGACTTATGAAAAGATTTATCATAAGAGAATTTTTCCTTGTCTTCAGGAATATTAGAAACAACATTTTTTACTTCTATAACTTCACCAGTTAAAACATTAATTTTAGCTGCTATTTCATTATTGTTTAATTTGATTTCTTTTTTATACATAGTTGTATTTTTTGTAAAGATAAATAATTAATTTGATGTTTTACCAATAATTGTTATATATTATAGGATAAATAACGATTATTAGGAAGAATTTGATTCTATTAATTTTTTATAGAAATAGTAATTTTTTATTTTTTAAAATTTTTTTAAAAAAATGTAAAAACGGATAATAAATTTTTTAAATTTTTTTTAAAAAATTCAAGAATGACTGGGTACTAGCACTATCCCCCTACCTCATTAGTTTCTAGCCTTACCCCCCTACCTCATTAGTTTATAGCATTAATTTAATTTTATATGGAACTAAACGTTAAGATTATTGACCACTACCGAAAGAAAGGCAGTGGGCAGATAACTTTTAGATTCCTTGTATCAGGGGCTGATGAAGCCCTTAAGAAGTACAAGGAGCTACAAAGTGAAAGGCTACACCTCCATGAAGGGCAGCCAATATTTTTTTCTATAAACCCGTCTATTAAAAGGATAATTCTATCCTTTGACGGGAAACGTTTTGTTGCAGGGGAAGACCTGCAACAAGCAATAGAAACAGCTCTTCTAACAGAAGAGTTGGTACTTAGAGAGAAAGCCAAACTCATGGCGGCCAGAGCCATGAGAAGGAACGAAGAGTAGTAGCAGAAAAGGCCACAGCAATGTGGTCTTTCTGTTCTCTGCTTATTGATGATTGAATATCATCTTTATACCTATAATATATAGGTGTGTGGATGTTAATAGATTGTTAATAAGTTGTTGTGGGATTGTTAAATGAATAGGTAAGTGATTGATAATCACTCCACACCCATTCCTAACAAAATCCATAAAATACCATTTCGTTATGTTTTTTAAAATATAACGAAATAATACCAGAATAAACTGGTTAAACAAATTAGTCTTAAAAGTTCCTTTAGGAAGACTTAAAATAAACCTATAAATATAAGAAGTGCAGTCTATGTAATATTAGACTAAGGTAGCTCAAACTTAAAAACTAAAAAAAATAAAAATGGAATTTACAGGTTATAAATCAGAGGTTATTAAAACTGAAAATGGTTTTAAGGTAGTTTGGAGCGATAATTCAAGCGTAGAAAAGGATAATTGGTCATTAAATCCTTTTTTTAAAATGGCAATGGAAGTTATAAATATTGCAATTGAAAGTTCAAACGAAACACCATTTTATTGGATAAATGGACGTAAAAAATGGACAATCGAACAGTGTAATACAATATTAGAACACATTGGCGTCGTAAATTTTCTGCATACGCTTGGTGATAATACTGGAGGCGCAGACTATAAGTATGCTATAAATATGCTTTATGCTTACCGAAAATACACAGAAACAGGCGAACCTGCTTCAATAATGGCTTATCAAGTTGATAGATTATTGGAGTGGATGAAAGTAAATATAAACCATTTCCATTTACTTAGAATACCAGTTTTTCAAGAAGCTGGAGAACAAGGCGGATGGCATTTAGTAAATGAAAATGGCACTTATTCTGAATATTGGGAAGATTTCAATGATTAATTTTATTGAATATAAGTTAAAGCAATCTAATATTAAAACTTGGGTTGCTTTTTCTTTGCTTCATGGCATAAAAAGCCGTTCGGCATTGAAACAAAGAATTGAAAGAGCTATTAATTATCTAAATAAGATTTTAAAACCCTTAAATTTAGAAATTTGGGTTCGTGAAATCAGTTCTGGTGATAATTGCACCTAACGTTTTGCGTATAAGAGATGTGGCACTTATACGAATGTTTAAATCAACGCACAAAGCCCAATGTGCCATATCTTTTATACGCTGTTATGTGCTGTGCGGTTTATCAGCACTAAATTTAATTTGAAAACAAAATGATAACAAGAATTGCAAAATTAAAAGGGTTTAACAACATTATTGCTGGACGTGATTTGCTTAATATTTTTAAAGAAGGACACGTTTATTCTGTTACGGAAGTAATGGGTGAAATTATGATAAAGGATTTAGGAGAACACGCTGTAATGGAAAGATATGATGGGAGTGGTTTCCCTGCAATAATGATGGATGGTTCTTATTGTATGACCAAAGATGAGAAACAGCGTCAATTAAGAACTCAGGTAGTATGTGGATGAACATCAGGTTAGCACCTTAGGCTGTAAACCTTATATATGGGATAAATAGATTGTGCACAAGTCTATGAAGGGGTATATAAGTTAAAAAGACAGAATGGATAGAAACAAATAGCTAGCACATCATAGTATCCTATTTTTTATTTTAACAAAAATTAATATAAGGTAATAGAAGTTTAAGACCTACTTCTATTTAATAAAAGGCAATCAAGTAAAACAGAATTGAGTACTACAATGTAGGAAAAGAATTGTGACCTTGATGTTCTTTAATTTGAAACTCATTTAAAATAAATATATTTATGAAAAAGTTTAATGAAATTATCACTGTAGAAGTAGAAGTAGATACAATTGCTACTATGCTGTTAGATTCTATGTCTTCAGAGTCTAAACACAAAGAATTAATCGTAGAAGCCATTATTGGCCGATACATTTCAGAAGACAAATCAGGATTAGGACATGTTTATTCCGCATTACATGGAGTAAAGTATGAACTAAATTTCAAAGTAGGAGAAACAATCCAAACTCCTAATTGCTATGCATACGGATTCTGGGAACAGCAGGACATTGATAATAATAATTCTTCCAGAGTAGCAATCCAAAAGGCAAAAATCGTAGAAATACGAGAATATGCAAACGCACCACTAAAAATACAATATGAAGTTCCTAACAAAAAAAAGGAACTTGAAACTCGTACAGAGTGGATAAGGCTTTCTGATGCAACTAAATTGCCAAAAGAAAGTTCCATTGAAGAATAAACAATATCAGAATAATCTCTTTATTTACCCGATAACACGGGTCTTAAAGATTTTATTTAAAATTAATCAAGTCTTAATAAATAAAAAATGTAAAGTGAGAATATGATATTCATAATCAGTCTCACAATGTTGTAAGGTTTAGATGAAGTATTCACGAATGGCTTTTACTTACAACTCCTTTGGAAAAGTTTTGGGTTAAAAACTAATCTACCTATTAAATAGGGAAGCTACAACAGGCGTTAAATCGTGCAAGAATAGTAGCAAATAGTAGAAATACTTTATCCTTAAAATAATTATTCAATAAATAAATCTTAAAACTATGAAATGGGGTAATAAAGAAATATCAGAATTAACCACATCGCATTTAACTAATTTAATTCCTTATATAAAAAGAGTACAATTATCTACTGTTGAAAAATTAGTAGGTAAATACACTGAATTTGCTATTAATAGTTTAAAATATGCTATTGAAAGTAGAATTAACTGTATTCAAAGTGAATTAGATTTTAGAAATAAGGAAATAGATAACAGAACACAGGTGGGACATTTTAATAGATTTGCTGAACAATTTATACATGAATTTCAAACTAATGAAAAGAAATATAGATTGGGTAATTGGCAAACTCAAAAAGAATTCCTAAATGAATCAAGAATTAGAAGTGATGAAAAATTTGAGGACAATTTTGGACATTCACCTTACCAAGAAGACTGGGAAGATGTAGATTGTTATTTCCATGATAATGAATTTACAAACTAAAACATAAACAAAATTATTCAACATACCAATAAAGAGTGGCAGAGGTAGAAATACTTGCAGATTTACCTAACAAGGTATATGCTTCCATCTATTGGTATTTTTAAGATATAAAACAAACTCTTTTTCAATTCAGGTAGATACTTTATAAATCATCAATAATAGGTTGTTTTGATAACAATACTCTATTGCTCTGTATAAGTATTTAAAGCAATTTACAACTACGTTTTGGTTAATACAATGAGCGAGATATACTTTAAAGTATGTTAGGACTTTGTAACCAAAACTACTAAGATAGTTATTATTTGAATTGAAGATAATAATAAAATTGAGTATTAAAGTGGACAAGTTAGTCAGATAGTAGCTTAGTATTTATACTAACACCTGAAAACCTTGTAGCTCTTAAATGAGAACCATCTATTGTAAAGACAGTATTAACTAATACTAAGGAAACTTTATCATTATGTGATAATAATACTTAGTCATCTATGTGATGTGAGTTGATATAAATAACAATCAAAGCATGATTGTGGGTAATGTATTTGCTGGATATTCCTGCTGTACAAGTATAGAAATATACTAAAATTATCCGTTAATTTACAATGTACAAAATGTTTAAATCCTTAGTTAAAATACTAAGGAATTATTATCCCACTTAATTAGAAGTGGAAGAGTTTGTTTTTTTCAAGAACCTATAACAGGATACTAGCATGTTTAATGGCTAAATTAATAAGTTGCAAATGACTCAGGTGGGATGAAAAGTCCAGCATGGTACAAGATGCCTAAATACAAAGCAACCTTAATTTAACTATGATTGTTAGTGGTGAACAAAGCCTGTTTTTTTAATTTGATTTTTAAACATCTTAAACAAAAAATATGAAAAACTATACGAAAGAACAAATAGATTCTTTTATGCATGGTTACTTAATGGCTATTGCTACGAAAGTAATGGTTAGTGATGAAATATACATAAAAGATAATGAATTTATGTATAACAGCATTCAAACCAATCTAGGAAATATTGGATTTGTTATAAACAGGGGAATTTGTCCTATTGGTGGAAATATTCCTTATGCGTATATATTTCCAGAAGATAGTACTGTAGATATTTATTTAGGTTGGGAAGATAATTCTAATCTTTTAAAACACTTAACAGTAATCAAACCTGAAAATACTCACAATGACTATAGATTAAGTATAGAAGAATTTAAAAGTCTTCTGTATGAAATCCAAATACTTTAAAAAATAACTAATTTAAATAAATACTATGAAAACAAGAATTACATTTGCTTTTGAAAGCAAAGAATTAAAAAAAACACCTGAACAATATCAGGTAATAGAAGTTACTTCTGGAAAACCTGTTTCCAGAGTTACCGATTTTTCTACCGCAATTATTGTACAAGATACTCATAATAAAAGGGGTATTTTTACAAGAATAAAAGCTAAAAAACCAAGAATAATTAATGGTTATGTAAAAGCAGGTTTAAAAAAATTCTAAATTTTTTACTATGTATACGATAAGTTATCAGGGGGATGTTAATAGACATCCCTCACACAAAAGCTTTGATTTAACTATTGCTCATCTTAGAAAGATGAAAGCAATATTTAAGACTAAACAACAAGCATTAGCATTTTTTAATGAATGCTATTTACCTATTACTAATGTTGATGATATTATAGCTATGGATTATCAGCATTTAAAAAGAAATATAGCTAAACAAAACAAAAATCAATTTATTTACTAATTATTAATCATTTAAAAAAACAAAATTATGGCAACTTTAACAATCGAACAAAAAAAAGCAATTTTAAATTCAAAATTACAAAATGTAATTACTGCTGCAGGAAAATACCAAGTAAAATGTAACAATATTACACTTTATACGGATGAAAATGGAAAATCAAGGTATATCATAAATACCAATGCTATGACACAATATCATGTACAACAGGCTATTTCTTTATGGCAAGCCGATGAGCATGATGAAGCTCTGCAACAAAACATAACTCTTAATGCAAGAGTTAATTCTGATGGCCAAATATTAGATTTTCTTCCAACTAAAAATGAAACCTTCTTTTTAATAATGGACGAAATTACTACTAAACAAGGTATTACAGGATTATTTCCTATCTCTGCTATACCAATGCCAGTTACTGCTAAAAAAGCATTCTCTTTGGATAGTTTGTTAAAAACTGAAAAAGAAGAAATTGTTGCAGAAAAAACAACTGAATTTATAAAATAATTTGTAAAAATATAAAAACTGTAAGTATCTTTGCTTACAGTTTTTCTCTTTTGTATGTTTAATTTAATTATATAATTATTATGAATTTTCAAAATGTAGCTATGTTTTCTGTCTTAATGGCAGATAAAAAAAATGAAGGTATTTTGCAACAGGTGGAAAAAGCATTTCAAGATGCTATGATTGCAAAATTTGAAATTGAGAATAAAATTTCAAGTACTGAATTACAGTACACACTATTAAAAAAAAAAAAAAAATTAGCAAAAGATTCTTTTCAACAAAAACTAAGTTCTTTT